TTTAAAGCTTTAAATGATAAATGGGTTGCCGGTAACAATTATAAAGATGAAACAATGTTTGAGGATATTTTATTACTTGATAGGGCGAATAGAGATATCGGTAATAAGGTAATCGTAGATATCTTTTCATTGATAAGTTTGTTAAAGACTCCAAAAGCATCCGTATATAATATTGTTTCTAGTATATTACAAACAAACCATTTTGTAATATATAATATGCCAACATATATAAATTTTTATGGATGTCAAAATGTTGATGACGTACCCGAAAAACAGGCTCAGGATGATAAGTCATTTGCAAATAGTTTGTTTGGCACTTACACTGAAGTAGATTATCAAAACTCAAAAACAAAAATGGTTTGTCAATATGTTGAACAACCATCTGAACAAACAAACAATCCAAATATTAGGAATGGATATAAAGATGATAGTTGGGATTTTGAACAATCACCTAAAAATCCTTTAGTTGAGAGTAAAAATGCTAAAGAAGATTTTGGATTATCAAATAAGGCGGTAGGGTTTAATGTGGATTTTGGAGTACAAAATCAAGGAGTTTTTACAAATGTTCAGGTAGGACAAGAAATGGGAAAACCCACATCTGAATCTTTACAGATGGAGTATGAACTCGCTAATCTATCAAGAGGTACAAATACGTCTAGTCAAAATGTAAGTTTAATAGAACTTTACAAAACTAGAAGTTATTCCTCTACGGTCACCGCTATGGGTAATGCGATGATACAACCTACCATGTATTTTGTATTAAGAAATATACCTTTATTTGCTGGACCATACTTAATTACTGAAGTAAACCACGTAATTACGGCCGCTGACTTTAAAACAACTATGGTTGGAACTAGACAAAAAGTTAATACTCCACCTATAAAAAATCCATTAATTGAGACTATAAGACAAAATTTTGTCACAAAACTCAAAAATGATTTAAAGACAAAGAGACAAGCGCAAAAAGTTGCTTCAAATACACTTGATACTAAAAATAAGATTGCTAGTAATATTAGTAGTCAAGAGACGCCTAGCCCTAACTCAATATGTAAGGTTAACGACGCTTACTCAAATTATACTTCAATAAATGCAAAAGAAGATACAACTGCAACAAGAGACATGTTACAGGCTGTAAGTTCTAGAATAAGAACCCTTAACGGAGGAAGTAATAGCGGAGATACTATGAATTATGTTGTAACAACATTGTTCTATATTGAATCATTTAATGGACAGTCATTCAAGTATTTCAATAATAATCCTGCACAAATTCCAATTGGAAGTGGAACTACTGCATGGGGAGGGGAACTTGCAACTTTGTTCACCGATGAGTATATTTGTTTAAATGATAGTCAAAATAATAGTCAGGCTTATGCCGTATTTAGCAGTTTAGATAATTCTATTGACTTTAATTTTTCAAAATATTATAGAACTTTCAGTGCCAATTTACTTGAGATTAATAATGAAAATGCCTTTGTTTCTGGATTTACAAAAACTTGGGTTGAGAAATTCCCACAAGATAATACGATAGGGACTTCTGACATTTATCAGAATTTTATAATTTCATATCCTGATGAGTTAAATAAATTACAAGAAAAAGTTCGGGCTAGTTATAAATTAGTAAGAGGATATTTGTCGACAATTTAACAATAATCGATATATTTATATATAAATTAATATCATGGACGTAAAACAATTATTAGACAACTACCTTGGTAGAAAAACAAGAATTACTGAAAAAGATGCCGGTAACGGATTTAAAGAAGTTTGTGATTTAGATACGGGAGATTGTTACACAATTAGAATGAAAGATGGTTTGATTGAAAGAGTTGATAATACTTACATGTCAAACAAAAAAATTAATGTTGAAACAAAATCTGGAATAAAACAACTATTAAACGGTTAATTAAAATGAATATTTCTGAACAAGAAGTCCCTGCTGATATACCCCCACCTCCTGGTGAAGAAGTTCCACCCGCTCCTGACGCTGGTGCGGTACCTCCACCCGCTGGAGAAGCTCCACCCGCTGAGGCTTCTGACGAACCAACACCAATTGACGTTGAAGCCGACCCCGATGTTGAAAAACTTGGGGAAGAAGGGGAAGAAGAAACTGGCTCAGAAGAACTTGAGATTACTGACCTTGTTAAGTCTCAACAAAACATAGAAAACAAACAAGAAGAATATTTTAATAATTTGTTTACCCAACTTACTAATTTAGAACAGAAATTGTCTGACATGGACCAAGTTATGTCAAAACTTAATGACTTAGAAGCGAAGATAGAAAAATATAGACCAAAGACTCCACAAGAAAAACTTGAACTAAGAAGTTTGGACTCTGGACCATTTAATCAAAAACTAACAGATTTTTTTACTGACAAACAAGGTGACATTGAACAATCAGGAAAAAATGAGTATGTTTTAACAACTGATGAAGTTGAAGATTACGCTCCTTCTGAAATCAAAAATACTTTTAGTGATTATGGGGAACCTGGTGATTTTAGACAAATTAAGTATTAATATTTTTACACTTATTTGACTTTTACGGCTGACACATTTATTATTGTTTATTAACTCTTAAATTATATATTATGGCGACAAATTCTTTAGATGCTGTTCTCGCTCAGTACGAAAAAGCGAAATCAAACACAGGTGGAAGTAAAATTTCACAAGAAGACCGAATGAAGAAGTACTTCGCGGCAATTCTTCCACAAGGAAAATCAACAGGGCAAAAGAGACTTCGAGTCCTACCTACAACTGACGGTTCGTCACCGTTTAAAGAAGTATGGTTCCACGAAGTTCAAGTTGCTGGTAAATGGAATAAAATCTATGACCCTGGCAAAAATGACAATGAGCGTTCACCTTTGAACGAAATCCACGACGAACTTATGATGACTGGCAAGGCTTCAGATAAGGAACTTGCAAAACAGTATAAGGCTCGTAAATTCTACATCGTTAAAGTTATTGACAAAGACGCACCTGAGGACGGAGTAAAGTTCTGGCGTTTTAAGCATAACTACAAGAACGAAGGAATCCTTGACAAAATCATTCCAATTTGGAGAGCAAAAGGAGATATTACTGACCCTGAAAAAGGTCGTGACCTTATCCTTGAACTCACCAAAGCAAAGACACCAAAAGGTATCGAGTACACAGTTATCCAAACTGTAATGTATGATGACCCAGCTCCTCTTCACGAAGATAAAGAGACAATGGACTCTTGGGTGAAAGATGAACTAACTTGGAAAGATGTTTACTCTAAGAAGCCTGTTGAGTACTTGGAGGCAATTGCCCGAGGTGAAACTCCACGTTGGTCTCAAGACCTTGGTAAATATGTTTACGGTGATGAGTCTGGGGAAATGACAATGGGTGGAACTATTTCTGACCCACAGTCGGGAGACGAACCTGACGGAGACCTACCCTTCTAATTAAAAAAAATATTAATCAAACTGCCCCTGAAATATGGGGTGGTTTTTAATACCTTTAAAAAATGTCAAATCAAGAAAAAATTTCTCAAAAATTCTATGAGGCTCTTATGAGCAAATATGCTTCAGAGATGAACGAAGCTGAGGCAACACTTTTGGTCTATTTTAACAACCCTGTTGGTATTGGAGAACATCCACAACATTTGGAAGAAATGGATAAGATGGTTGAAAAACTTGCAAACGCAAAAGATAAAAGCGAAGCATTACAACAATTTTATAAATACAACTAATTATGGCATTAAAGAAAAAAGAATTTTCGTTAGATGCAATCAAAGACAAGTACTCAACCAAAACTAAGTACAAGGAAACAGACTTTTATGATGTCGGTGAAGCTTTCCATAATAGTTGTGGTTTACCTGGTCCTGCTTTGGGCAACATCAATATGTTCCTCGGTCACTCAAATTCTTCAAAAACGACTGCGCTTGTAAAATCTGCAGTTTCTGTACAGAAGAAGGGACATTTACCTGTTTTTATTATTACAGAGAAAAAATGGAGCTGGGACCACGCAGTAGAACTTGGCCTTGAAGCTAAGATGGTTGATGGAGAATGGGACGGCCAGTTTATCTTCAACGATAATTTTGATTATATTGAGCAAGTAACTGATTATATTAATGAATTATTGGATGAACAGGAAAAAGGTAATATTCCTTATTCACTTTGTTTCCTTTGGGATTCAGTTGGTTCAGTACCATGTAAGATGACTTTTGATGGTAAAGGTGGTAAACAACATAATGCATCTGTATTGGCGGATAAGATTGGTATGGGTATCCAAGCTCGTATTACTAAATCTCGTAAAGAAGATTATCCGTATACAAATACAATGGTAGTAGTTAACCAACCTTGGGTGGAACTTCCTGATAATCCATTCGGACAACCAACCATTAAAGCAAAAGGTGGGGAAGCTCTATGGCTTGCATCGGCACTTGTGTTCCTATTTGGTAATCAGAAAAATGCGGGTATTAACCACATTACCGCAACCAAAAATGGACGAACTGTATCTTACGCTATCCGTACTAAAATCTCTGTATTGAAGAACCACATTAATGGTCTTGGATACAAAGACGGAAAAATCATCGCAACTCCACAAGGATATATTGCCGATGATAAAGACGCACTTGAAAATTATAAGAAGGATTATTCACAGTACTGGAACGCAATACTTTCAGGAACTGGTGAAATAATTCTTGAAGAAGCTGAAGAAGTAATTGAAAACGAAGATTAATTCATTATCTTTGTACTTGTGAAAAAGACTCTCCTTATTGACGGTAACAACCTGTTCAAAATTGGTTTCCATGGTGTGAAAGATTATTTCCACAACGGAAACCATATTGGAGGTCTTTTTCACTTTATTAATACTCTTAGAAAATTTATTGACGAGCACAACTTTGATAAAGTTATTGTGTTTTGGGACGGAGAAGACTCAAGGTCAAAAAGAGAAATTCTATATCCAAGTTACAAACAGAATAGAAAACTATCTTTTGAAGAACCAATCTATCTGTCATATCTATACCAAAAAAACAGAGTAAAACAATACTTGGAGGAAATGTATGTCCGACAGATTGAAGTCCAAGGAATTGAAGCTGATGACCTTATGGCTGAATATTGTAGAATATCTGAGAATGAAAAGAAACTAATATTCTCTTCAGACAAAGATTTGACTCAGCTCATATCTGAAAAAGTTTCACTTTATTCACCTTCACTTAGAACAACATATGAAAATGGGGACAAAATTAAGTTTAATGATTTTGAATTTCCTCACGAAAATGTTCTAACATTAAAGATAATGATGGGGGATAAATCAGATAATATACAAGGGATTCAATCTCTTGGTGAGAAGACACTTGTCAAATTTTTTCCTGAAGTTTTGGAAAGAAAAGTTACCTATCAAGAAATTCTTGAAAAGGCTGAACAATTGTTGAAAGAACAAAAAGATAACCAAACTTTAAAAAATATTTTGACTGGTAAGACAAAATCAGGTATATTTGAAAAAGAGTATTATGAGATTAATGAAAAGATTGTGGATTTGTCCAACCCTCTTTTGAATGAAGAGGCGATTGAACAAGTGAAACTTATTTTTTCTGAGAACATGGATACAGATGGTAGAAGTTATAAAAACCTTATCAAATTTATGGTGGATGATGGGATTTTTAAGTTCCTCCCAAAAACGGACGACGCATGGACATATTTTATTACACCATTTTTAAAGTTAACAAGAAAAGAAAAAAGTAAAAAAACAAAGTAAAAATTCTTATGAAAGAACAGAATGTAGATTTAACAAAGTTGGAATTCCTTATGACGGTAAACGACAACTTTATTGTACAACGTTATTTTAACGTCAAGGACTATAACCCTAAGGCAAGAAACTCTGCCGAGTTGATGCAAGTTTTGGATGGGTTTGTAGAACAACTAAAGCGCCATTTAAAACTGAAGACGGTTACTTACATGACTGACAATCAGTATGAGATTATGGAGAACCCTGAAGTTCTTGATACATCTTTCACAGATGGTCCAGAGGTGTTTAATTTGTATTTGAAATATAATGGAAACATTATGTGTCACTACACTTTTGACGCTAAACCTTACCCACCAAAAGTAAGATATACTGTTGATATTCGTCCGTATTTGAAAGGTATTTTGTCCACATTAACCGAAGTTTTTTCAACCAAAAATTTAACTCACGAAATGATGGGTTACTCCTTAGTCTAGTAATATTTAATAATAAAAGACTAACATGGCTGACAAAAATTTTGATTATTTAGGAAACACATTTCAACAACAACTTATCAATCAGATAATATCTGATAAGAATTTCGCTCACTCTATTTTAGAAGTTTTAGAGCCAGGGTACTTTGAAAACAAGTACTACAAATTGATTGTTCAACTTATTAAAGAGTACCACAAAAAGTTTGATTGTACTCCTACTTATGACACTTTACACCAAATTGTAAAGTCAGAGATTACTCAAGAATTGATGTTAAAGATTGTACTTGACACAATTAATGACATTAAAATTGTATCTGACGAAGGTGTGTTGTTTGTTCAAGAAAAGGCGCTTAAATTCTGTAAGCAACAAGAGCTTCAGAAGGTAATGACAAAGGCTCAAAAGATTATTGACGGAGGAGAATTTGAAAACTATGACACCCTTGAAGAGATGGTTCGAGAGGCTCTTCAGGTTGGTGTCATAGAGAAGGATACTGGCGATGTATTTGAAAATTTGGACCAAGTTCTTGAGGAAGATTATCGTCACCCAATTCCAATTGGAATACCTGGTATTGACAATCTTTTAAAGGGAGGACTTGCAAAAGGTGAAATTGGCGTTATATTAGCACCCACAGGTGTTGGTAAGACGAGTTTAACAACAAAGTTTGCTAACCACGCTTTTAATATGGGATTTAATGTGTTACAGATATTCTTTGAGGACAATCCAAAGATTATCCAAAGAAAACACTTTACCCTTTGGACTGGAATAGCCCCTGACCTTCTTGGAGAACACAAAGAAGAGGTTATGAAGAAAGTATCTGAAGTTCAAGATAAGATGAAAAACAAACTCATTCTTAAAAAACTTCCATCAGATACTTTGACTATGGGTCAAATCAAAAACCAAATCAGAAAGATGATTGCTGATGGTATTAAGATTGACGTTATTATCTTGGACTACATTGATTGTGTAACACCTGAGAAGATGATGGATGACGAATGGAAGAGTGAGGGTTCAGTAATGAGAGCATTTGAAGCAATGTGTCACGAACTAAACATAGCTGGTTGGACGGCAACACAAGGTAACAGAAGTTCAATTTCATCTGAAGTTGTAACAACAGACCAAATGGGAGGTTCAATTAAGAAAGCTCAAGTAGGTCACGTTATCATATCGGTGGCAAAAACTTTACAACAAAAAGAACTTAAACTCGCAACAATTGCAATTACAAAGTCCCGTATAGGTAAGGATGGAGTAATCTTCGAGAACTGTAAATTTGACAATGAATTACTTTTAATTGATACAGAAAGTTCAATGACAATGCTCGGGTTTGAAGAGAACAAGGAACAGAAAAATAGAGATAGAATTCGTGAAATTCTAGACAGAAAGAAACAACAAACAGTATAATTATTAAAAAACAATCTTACTTATTATGGAAAAAATATTGGTAGAAAATCCAAATCGTTTCGTTATATTTCCTATTGAACACAATGACATATGGGAATATTATAAGATGCACCAAGCCGCATTTTGGACGGCAGAAGAGGTGGATTTGTCGGGTGACATTCGTGATTGGGAGAACCTTTCAGAGAATGAGCAATACTTTGTTAAGAATGTATTGTCGTTTTTTGCGGCATCAGATGGAATCGTTAACGAAAACTTGGCTGAAAACTTCTACCGTGAAGTACAATACCCCGAAGCAAAATTCTTTTACGGAATGCAACTAGCGATGGAAAACATTCACAGTCTAATGTATTCACTTCTCATTGACACATATGTCTCAAACCCAAATGAGAAGGACGAATGTTTCCACGCAATTGACAGACTTCCAGCAGTTCAAAAGAAAGCAAAGTGGGCTCTTGAGTGGATTACAAACGCATCTTTTCAAGAAAGACTTGTGGCATTTGCCGCGGTTGAAGGTATCTTCTTCTCAGGTTCATTCTGTTCAATCTTTTGGTTGAAATCAAGAGGAATCATGCAAGGGTTGTGTAACGCAAATTCACTTATCTTTAAAGATGAGAATCTTCACTGTGACTTTGCAATTCACCTTTTGAACAATCACTGTGAAAACAAACCAAGTGAAAAGAGAATTAAGGAAATTCTTCTTTCAGCACTTGAGATTGAAAAAGAATTTATCACTGAATCATTACCTGTTTCACTTATCGGAATGAACTCAAATCTTATGAAACAATATCTTGAGTTTGT